TGGCCATGACGGCTCCTAGAAATATTCGGCTTGGGTGGGGACGTGTTCGGCGCTCGGCCGATGTGTCAGGCGCGAGCGGAAGGCCATGGCGCGGGCCGCAGTGACGGGGCCGATGGTCTTGCCGTTCTCCTCGGCGATGAACGCCGCGAACAGGCAGGCCAGGGCGTCAGCGCCGCGCTCAGCCAGGGGCGCGTCCTGTTCCAGCGTCAGCCCTGCGCCGGCGACGCCGGTCAGCGACACCCATGCGCCGAGCTGCGAGGAATAGACGTAGTTCTGAACCGGATCGCCGGCGATGACGACAAGCGCCAGGTCACGCGGCGGACGTGCGCCATCGGTAGCGAAGCCGTCTTCGATCTCAACCGGGAGGGTGACTGTCCAGGGCTCCCCGCCGCCGTCCAGATCGGTGTTGAAGACCCGCTCCTGCTCGTCCGCCTCGTAAGCTGCGGTGATCACCACGTCGGTCAGGCGGCCGAACACGCCTTCGCCCACCATCTCGTCGTAGAAGCTCTGGAGCGCGAACAGGCCGTCCGCGGCTTCCTCCGCGTCCAGGGTGTCCCCGCGTCCCCGCACGCGCGCCTTGCGGTACGCGGCGGTGATCAGCTCGCGGCAGGTGGTCATCAGCCGGCCTTACGGGGCCTGCCACGCGGCTTGGAGCCGCCAGGCTTGCCGTCGCCGTCGTGATCGAACGCCTCGGGCGGCGCGCCGTTGAAGGCGTCCACCTCGAAAGCCGGGTTCGCGAGGAGCTTCGATGGAAACTCCCCGCTCACCCACTGGCCCAGCGGGAACGACAGGCCGAACACTTCACACACGGCGTTTTCGCCGGGCTCGCCGCTCCCGATGAACCGGATACGCATTACGGCAACACGTAGAAGACTTCGACGGTCAGAGTGCCGCCAGCCGAGACGTCCGCGTCGTCGATGGTCCCCTTCAGTTGAAGGAACCCTCCGGGGTCGGTCGTCTGACCGTTGACGTGGAGGTAGGCGGCCTTGCCGTAGTTGGCGATGTTCTTGATCAGCGGCTGCTTGGTCGCCGCCGTGCCAAGCACGATGCCATCGTTCAGCGCATCAACGTCGCTGGTGACGTTGGCGTCGACGGCGAAAATGCCGAAGTCCAGCGTCGCCGTGGAGCCGGTGTCGCAGTCGTCGATGGAGTAGGTGCTTTCGCCGAGGATCTTGGCGTTCGACGGCAGGTAGCCCAGCGTGTAGGTGGACGTGTCGCTCGCCGCGGCGGTGATTTCCACGGTGCGGGAGAAGCATTTGACGTTGCCCCCCTCGCCGTAGGTCGGGCGGGGGTCATTCACTCCCGCGCCCGTCGCAGTCAGGTTTTCAACAGCCATGATGGCGGTTCCTTAAAAATGGTGGGCGACCCTTTCAGGCCGCCCTAGTTGATGGAGGATCAGGAGTCGGCGGCGGCGCAGAAGAAACCAGAGACCATGCCGTGTTGCTTGCCGTTGAAGGCGGTCTTCTTAACGCCTCTCAACTCTTCTATAGCCACGCCGGGGCGGAAGCCGTAGTCCTTGGCGCTGTCGGTCTTCGGGGTCGGCATTTGGCCCCAGGCGATGCCCACGGCTTGCTGTCCGCACAGGAACACCGGGCGCACGTCGGACGGACCCGCGCCGATGCCGTCCATGTCGTAGGTCCCCGAGCCGGCGACGGTGTCGATCTCGGGAATCTCCCGGTGGACCACGCCGTCGTAGATCAGGTCGCCATCCTGGAAGAGCGGGTTGGCTTCCACGTCACGCGGGCGCGCCTCACGGTTCGCCGCGGTGATGGTGGAGTCCGCCTTCAGGTCGCGGAAGGTGCGCGAGCCGTGGAACGCCACGTAGAACTCCTTGCCGTCACCCGTGCGGTGCGGCCGGATGTGCGGGTCGGCCAGCTTGGCGATGCGCTTCATCAGCGACATGGCGGCGGCCGTGCACTTGTCGTCCGTGGTGTCGAGGTTGCCGACCGCAGTGGCCCAGGTCGCCGAGTAGTTCGAGACCAGCTTGCCAAACAGCAGGCGGTCCGAGTTCGCGGCGTTGTAGGCGTTGCGGGCCGTGGCGTCGGACGCGCTCATCGTCACCGTGGTGGAGCCCGTGGTCACGAGCGACAGCATGGCCTCGATGATATCGTCGCGCAGGTTCTCCGAAGACCACTGCTTGAGCATCGCCTTGGCGGCGCCCAACAGGTCGATCTCGGTCTTGTACGACGTGGACTTCGGAACGCGAACGCCGTTGCGCAGCCAATCGACCACGATGGGGCAGTTGTAGTTGCCGAGGTCTTCTTCGTTGCCGTCCAGCACGCCGGAGCCGGTCACGCCCGAATTGGTCAGGCGGGTGATCAGCGGCATGTTGATGGTGGTGCCGGCCTGCTCCTGAAGCTCATTCAGCGCCATGATGATGGCGGTGGGCGCGGAGCCCATGAACTTGGAGAAACCGGTTTCGCGGACGTACTCCTTGAAGTAGTCCTTGCGCCAGACCTGCTTTTCGGAGGCAGTGGCGAGTGTAACTTCAGCCATTTACTTACCCTTTTGGGATGACGGAGTCGAACAGCGCTGCATCCCCAAGGGGAACCGCTCCGATCCCGCCGGCCGAGGGCTGGCCGGTGATCGAGGTGGGCACTGCGACGGGTTGTGGAGCGGCTACGGGAACCGCGGCGGGGGCTTGCGCGGGTTGGGCCTGTTGGCCCGATTGCCACGCGCGGAAGGCTTCGATGGTCTTCGGATCGGTGAACATCTGGATCGCTTGGTCGCGTTGATGCTCGGCGATGGCGAAGCCGTACGGATCGGGATGGGACAACGCCTGCTGGCGGAACACCGGGTCGGTTTCGAACCGTTGCTCGGCCCATTGTTGGGCGGCCCGCACAGCCTCCTCGCCGTGGGTGGCCGTCGCGAGACGCTGCGACCACTGGGCGGTTATGGCGATGCGCTGGGCTTCCTGGTGCGCCTCGTAGCCCTCCAGGTCCTCGTAAGGATCGGGAGCGGGTTGAGGCGGCTGCTGGCGCATTTGCTCTTCGAGGGCTTGTCGCCGACGACGCTCTTCATGCAGGGCTGCTTGCGGCACGTAGCCGGGCGGCACGACAGGTTCAGCGGGAGCAGGTTGAGCCGCTTCCGGCGCGATTGCCGGGGTTTGCGGTTGAGCAGGCTCGGCCGGGGCCGGGTCGCTCGGCGCGCTCGTGAATTTCCCGTCAGGCCCGCGAGCGGGTCCGGCAGGAGCCTCGACGGCTGGCTCTTGGGGAGCAGCCTCGGGCGCGGGTTGCACAGCAGCGGGTTCGGCGCCCTCAGGGGCGTCGAGGAAGTCCAGATTGTCCATGGTGATCCTCGCCTTGACGGTGGCGTACCGAAGCGCCCGTTGACCCGGCGGCGGTCCCTTGAGCTGACGCCCTCAAGGATTGGCGAAGCGCCCGTTGCTCCTAGAAGCCCCCGGCGGCGGGGATAGGTTGAGGCGGTGGCGGGGCCATCTGCTCTTGAGCGAGGCCGGCGGTCTCCATCACGGTCTTGGCGGTCTGCGCGGCCTTCAGCTCGGCGCTGTTCTCTTTTTCGCTGATCTCGGCCTCCGCACCGCGGATTTGCAGGGCGGCTTGCGGGTTGTTCTGCTGCGCCTGGCTGGCTTCCTCGGCGCGGGCTTTGCGCTTTTCGATGAGCGCCCGCTTGTTCGGCATGGCCGAGACTTCCAGCAGGTCCTCGAACGGCACGTCCTGCGGGTAGGCCTTGGCCAGTTCGGCGAGGATCTGAAACTGCTCCTGCTGGATGTTCGCGGTGTCGGGCGTGGAGTCGATGTCGATGTCCACGTCCAGCTGGGCGATGTTGTTCTTCAGGCCGAACAGCGGTTGGCCCGTGGTCGGGTCCATGACCGGCTCGCCTTCCATGGGCTGCTTGGTCTTCGGGTCGATCTGCGGCTGGCCGGTCGCGGGGTCGATGATCGGCGGACCCTTCGGTTGGTTGACGCCGATGAACTCGGGAGAGCCTTCGTCGTCGGTGACGCGCACCCACATCGGCGCGTTCCAGTATTGGCGGGCGCGGTGCCACATGGCCCGGTAGGAACGCTTCTCAAAGTCCTCGATGGCGCCGAAAATGACGCCCTGCTCCACCATGCCGGCCTGCTGACGGGCGAGCAGCGCACGGCCGGACTGCTCGGCGTTCTGCCGGCCCAGCGTCTCGGGGCTTGGCCCCATGCGCTCGATTTCCGACTTGGCCTCGCGCAGCATCTCCATGCGCCCGTTGACCACGTCGTTCTGCGGGACGATCTGCCAGCCGGATGGCAGGGCTCCGTCGGGACGGGCCGCCTCGGCCCTGGCTTCCTCCGCAGAGCCCATGCCAGCGCCCGGTGACGCCTCCTGCACCATGCGGGTATTCAGGTAGTGCTGGATCTTCGAGCGGGACTTGTTGATCTCGTCCTGCGGGCCGCGCATGTCGCGCACGATGCCCATGCGGTTGTTCTTTCGATCGACGTAGATCGAGCGGGCGACAATCGGGTTGGTCGGCTTGCCGAACTCGTCAAGGTACTGGCTGTCTTCCTGCACGAGCGCGCCGCCCGAGTGGAAGATGCAGTGGCGCCAGACGCCGCCCTCCTTGTGGTAGATCTCCACCACGAACAGGCGGCGCTTGCCCTTGTCGACCCACATCACGGCTTCGGGGCGGTCTTCGAAGCTGTCGTCAACCGAGAGCGGCGCGCCGGCTTCGATGGTGTCGGTGATCTCCTTGACCTTGGCGGGGTCGGCCCCGGCGATGGCCTTTACGTCGGCCTCGAACATCCACTTTGCCGAGCCCATCCACGTCGCGTCGCGGAAATCCTTCAGCTTGGAGCGGGTGTCGTAGATGAACTCCGACCAGGGAATGCGGTCCGTGGGAATGTCGCGGTTGGCGTCAACGCCGACCAGGGCCGCGCAGGTCCCCTCCACCAGCAGATCGTTGAAGCACTCGATCTTGGTTTCGTCGAAGCTGTTCTTGTCGGCGATGTAGCGCAGGGACTTCGACGCCACGTCGGCGCTATCTTCGTCCTGCGGGTTGCGTGGGAACGCCTTGGGATCGGTCTTGCCGCGCTGCACGATGCCCAGCGTGCCGTTCACGGCCGGGCGCACGCGGTTGTAGACGTTGTCCGGCTGCTTGCGCCTGCGCAGAACAGTGCGCTCCTCAGCGGTCCACTGATAGCCGTCGTAGTAGTCGCGGTCGATGCCGCTTTCGCGCCGGCTGTCGTAGGCCGAGGATTGGAACTCCTCGAACATCCGCTTGTAGGTCTCGACGCTTGTCGAGGCCTGGGCCTTGGGGGTCACGCCGTCTTCCACGATTCAGCGTCTCCCCTCGGTCTACCCCACAAGTCGGGCGGGTTGTTGTTGGCGGGCGTTGGTTTGGCCATCCACGGGCGCGACATGCAGGCGTATCGCGCCTCATCGGCCACGTGATCCTCGCCCTCGGTGTCCAGGTCTTCGGGCCGATGGTCGTCGTGTTGCAGGACGGGAACGGTTCGGATGAAGTCGCGGCAGGTTTCGAAGACGAACAGTTGTGGCCCGCGTTCATCGCCAGCGATCCTGGCCCGCATTTGATCCCAGCCGCCCATGGCTCCCGAGCCGGGGACGCGCGCATTGTCCGCCGGGCGCCATTGGACGCCGACCCTGCGCATCCGCTCGCCAATTGACGGCCCGCCATCCTCACGGAAGATCGACGGGTCGGCGACGGCGTAGGTGATCTTGTCGTTCAGTTCCTTGGCCTTGATGCCCTCGGCGACCTGCTCGGCGGTCAGCTTCAGGCCCTCGTTCGGCTTGCCGGTCGATCCGTACCACTCGCGGTATCGGACCAGGGCTCCGCGAGGGATGGTCGCTCCATCAACAACGTGATCATCCGACGCGACGGCCCACCAGCCGACACTGAAGGGGCGAGCTGAACCCCAGTCGAAAGAGCGGAATCGCGTCCACAGTGTGGGCACTTCAAATGGGCGGACGACATTGCGGGCGCTCCACTTGTCGAAGAAGGCGCCCTCGATGATGTTCCAATCACCGTCGAGCCAGGCCCTCACCAATTGCGCCGAACCCGACTGCTGAAGCCTGCCGACGTAGAGCGGGTCGTTGTGCAGCAGCAGCGGATTGTCCGAGAGCTTGGCAGGAATGAACACCCGCCCGAGTTCTACCGTCGTCCCGTCGAACGGGTTCTCGTAAGCCTCGCGAATGATCTTCCACGGGCCGGGGTCGATGTAGCGGGCCTTCACCCACGTATGGCCTGGGCCGCCAGGATTGCACGTCGCTCGAAACCCGGTCGGCACGCCAGCCGCGGACCGTAGCGTCGCCTTCAGCTTGTTGACCGGATCTGGGCTAGGGAACTGCGTCAGCTCCTCGATGTAGAGCCGGCTGTAGTCGTGGCCCTGGTAGTTGTCGGCGTCGGCGTCGCGTTCCAGGTAGCGGAAATACAACAGCGCGCCAGACGGCCACACGAACCGGGACTTGCTCTCCTGCCAATCCGCACCGAGCGGCCTGAACAGCTGTTTAGCGCGCTCGATGGTCGGTTCCAGCGCAACCCGCGTGCGGCGGACAAATAGGCCCTTGGCGTCGGCCTTGTAGCGCCTGGCGTGCAGGGCGAAGTCCCCGAGGCTTCCGTCCGTCTTGCCGCCGCCTCTAGCGCCGCCGTAGACCGTTTCGAAAACCGGCGATGTAACGTAGGCGTGCTGCGGACCGGCCTGGGGCCGCCAGACTATGCGTGTCCGTGCTGCGCCATCCATGCGGTCTCCTGCACTTCGGGATCGGCGCTCACGTCGTTCAGCGTCAGCTCGCCTTTGAGTTCTGTGGTGGCGAGGCGCGGGTGGACATACGGAGCCGCAGCCTTGGCAGCCTCGAACTGGTCAGCTGCGTCGACGGCCGGGTCGCGCATCCTGGCCAACATGTACTCCAGCGGGCTTAGTCCGCTCTCCAGCGCCTTGTCCGCTATCTCTCGGGTCTTCTTGGTCGCTGCGCCTTTCGGGCGTCCTGCGCCAGCTCTAGCCCCTCCACGTGCCATTTGATTTCCGCTGATTGAATTCGGTTCAGAACAGCCCCGCCCGATGCGCTATGGCGAGGACCCCCAGCAAAATCACCAGGAACTTGATGATCCCGTTGAACGGGGCGGGAAGCGGGAGGTAGTCGAGCGCCCAAACGAGCAAAGCGACGAGCACCACGACGATGATCGCGAACAGGATCAGGTTCATGGCGGGGGCCTATGGTGCGGCGGGAGCGGGTAGCTCAACCGTCGTTAGTTCCGGGCGCGAAGCGCCGCCGTAATCGCAACATGCAGTAGGTTTGGCCCAAAGGTCAAGCTAGTCGTTGTGTCGCAGCTATTGGGGTGGTTCGGGTAGCGGTTGCCAGTGGGTGGGCTGCTTAGCGGTCGCTGGCGCCGCCGTGCACCACGAAATGGCCCCAAGCCATCGCCCAGGTTGATACTTCGTCGTAGCCCCAAATGTGCGATGCACCAGGGACGCCTTTAGCGACAAAACCACAGCCATCCGGGGCCGGTTCGACAGTGACGCCAGCCGCCTGCATCTTGGCGTTGGCGTTGGCTTGTTCGGTGAATGTCACGGCCTCGGCTCCTTTGCAGGGTCTTCGGATAGAGCAGCGTCGAATAGTGCGCGCAACTCCGCCTCCAGGCATTCCGTCGCTTCCATCGCGTGCTTGGCGAGATCGTAAGCATTCGCAACGTCATCCCCAAAGGGGTCGCGTTGATCCGCCTTGGCTTCGTAAATCGCGTGGCGCTTGCTGACCACCAACATCACTTGGTCGCGCATAACTTCGAGGGCAGCGCGGGCGAGCGCATCCAGGTCGAGGTCCCCGTCGAACTTCATCCCGCGGGGCGTGTCGACTTCCTCAAAATCGTCGCCAACGAACACAGTCATCGGCTCGACTGCCATCCAAAAGCCTTCGCGGTTCGTCTGGAGCTGCTTCGCGATGGCCAAAGCCACGCGCTCGACCATCTCGCTCATTCCGCAGCCTCCAAATCCCGACCGCTCGCCAGATAGGTCAGCCGACCAAGCCCGATCCGCAGACGCTCCTCCAGCATCGCCGTGAGCACCTTCTCGCCGCCGGCCACGTCGCGAACCGTGCGGCCATGGTGGCAGACGGCGACCATCAGTTCCAGAAGCGCCTCGCCGTAGCTGCGGGCGAAGGGCTCGACGAGATGCGCGTCGGCCTTGGCCAGCCTCTGGATCGCCTCCATGGCGCCGATGAAGTCGCGAGATCCGAACGCGCCGCCGCCTTCCATGGTGACCTTGCCGGGTAGCTCGACCCTGGCGGCCTCGGAGCACAGCTCACCGTAGCGCCTGCCCGCCATGACCTCCAGGGCGGACAGCCTGGGCGGCGTGCGGGTGATCAGCCAGGTCAGGCCGTCCATGCGGCGGATGGGGTTTTTGGGCTCGTGCTTGGCGCGTGGCTGCGTGTTCGCCGTCGTCGCAGCTCCGCGCTTGGGCTGGGGCGCGTGCTTGCGGGCCTCGGTCTTCTTGCGGCGTTTTTCGGCCTTCGCGCTCATCGCCCGTCCTTCGGTTCGACGTTCTGAGGATGGTTTTTGTTCATCCCGGAGTTGCCCGTCTTGGTCGCGATAGGGCTCCCATCGGCCAGGCCCAAGGCTGTGGCGACAATCGCTTGCCACTTTCGGTCTCTGGCGTTTGGCCAGCTGTTCCCGCGTTGCGTGTTGCAAGCGCCGTGTTTCAACAGCAGGTTCTCGATCTCACTGCGACCGCCTCGCGCGATAGGGGTCACGTGGTCGATTGTCGGGGCGGCGGGATCATCTGGCCCCCAGGCTGCGGGGAACGGCCTCTCACAGCCGGCGCAAATGCCGTCCTGCGCCCACATCAGCGCATCGACGGCCTTTCTGCGCACTTCGGCGGAGATGCGGTGCTTGTTCGGCCGCTTCCGTAGGTCAATGATCAGCACACCGTTCACCCGCCTTCTCCATCGACGTGCTGAGCTGATGTTCGGGCCTCTTGGGGACCGATCACGGATAGCTCCGGGATGACCTCTTCCTCTCGCCATTGTCGACGCTTAGCTGCGTATAGGGCTTGGAGGTGTTGGGATTGGGAGAGGGTCAAGACAGTCGCTCCGCCGCTTTCCGAGCCCGGCTCATCGCCATGCGGATCGGGATCGCGCGCTTCTCGCAGAGCGCCTTGAGCGGGCCGGGCCTGGGGAAAAACTCGCTGTCCGGCAGGGCCACGTAATCTTCCACGCCCGCCTTCAGCGCCTCGGTCGGCAGTCCCTCCAGCGCGGTCAGGTAGTGCGCCCAGAACGCCGTCCATTCCCGCTCGGAGCGGTCTGCCACGCCGTACAGCGTCACCAGCGGCATCAGCGCAGCCATCACCGCCTTGGGGCCGCAGGGCTGGACGTGGCGCTGGAGCTTTCCAGCGGCCGCGATCACCTCCTGCCGAACCCTGGGCAGCTCGATGCTGTCGGTCAACAGGCCATCCACAGCGGACTGGAAGTCCAAGCGGCTATCGGTCAACCGCCGCCACAGCTCCGGCGTACATTCGCTGGAGGCGGTCTTCGCGAGCGGTTGGTTTGTCGTGGTGAGGTCGGCCATTGGCTTGCCGTGAGGTTGGAGGATCACTGCGGACCCAGTTGCGGAACGCCGCATCCCAGTCCGAACGAGGTGATTTGAACTCGTGGTCCCGCATTCGGGTCAGTGCCCGTTCGAGGTCGCCCGGCGTGTAGCCTTCCGCCTCAAGCTTGGCGGTTGTAGCGGTCGGGCTTGGCCACCAGTCCACCGGACAACGACGGCTTGAACGCGGTTTTGATTTTTGGGGGGTAGCTACCGAAGGTAGCTTAGGGGTTCTTACCTCTTCCGAACGTAGTGAAGGAAGAGAAGCTAATTCTACATGCGCACGTGAGGAGACGGTCCGCGTGACCGTTGACGAGTCACGTGACGTCACGTGACTATCCCGATCTCTCTTTGCCTTTTGACGCTCTGCATCGCTGGCGCGGCGAGCGGCCAGCTTGTCAGCCACAGTCACCTCGTGCGCCTCCACCACGGCCAGGATCATCTCCGGCGTGGCGCCAGCGGCGACCAAGGCACGAACCGTGGCGGACAGGCTCATGCCGCCACCCTCACGGCCATGCGCGCTTCATAGGCGCGCGTTGCGGACAGGACGGCGGTATGGTGGCGGTTGAAAAAGCCGCCTGTGCGGGGCAGGCTGAACCTTTGCAGGCCATCCGCCGTCTTCATGTTTCGGATGAGCCACATCGCCTCTTGTCGAGGGTTCGAGAACTCGCGGGCGCGGCCCTCGCCCAGAAGGTCTTCCGGCTTGATGCGGTGGCGCTTGGCCACGTCCAGGATGATCTGGCGGGCTGCGGGCGGTATGCTGGATAGACGGCTCATGCCGCCCTCGCAGGCACTGGAAACAGCCGTCCGAACCGCTTAGGCCCGCGCTGGTACATGACCTCGGGATGGGCCTGGAAGCCGCCTTCAGCCATCACCGCAGCGACGTGGGCGTCATGGTCTGCGTAGCCGGGCGAGGATGCGTCGGGCCGCGAGCCCAAGCCCCAGCGGCCCAGGATTTCCTGCGTGCTTTTCACATAGGCTGGTGAGCACTCCAGACGCTCGGCGATGGCTTTGCGTGTGACGCCGAGAGCGGTAAGCTCCTCGATACGCACCCGTAGGCTCCGGGTGGCGTAGCGGTTTGAACCTGCGCCGAGGCTCATGCTGCGTTCCTCCTGCCGAGCGCATACCAAGCGCCCACGTCTTCACGGGTGGCGGGGTCGGTGCGGGAAAGGATCTCGGCGGCGTGTTCGTCGCCGTACTGCCACGACAGTCGCTGAGCGGTCAGAAGCTCTGTCCAGCGGCGCCTGCTCTCCGGGGTGTAGCCTTCAACCCCGACGCGTTGGAGGATCCTGTAGGGGCGCGCCAGGCAGGCTTTGCGCACCATCGCGGCTGTCCAGATCATCCCCTCACCTCACCGCGTAGGCAGGCGTGGACCCTCTGACGAACCTCGGCCTGGGCCTTGCGGGCGAAGTGGCTGGAGCCTGAGGCGGCGAGCGCCTTCAGGGTCTCCAGCGTGCGCTCTGGTGGTTTGAGGTTGATCATTCGGCAGCCATCAATTCGGGCTGTTTCATCCACTCGGGGAGCGCAAAGGCGTCCTTGTCAGTACGCACCGGCATGATGATCCCGAAGCCAAGGCTCTTGCCGTACGCGAACACGAACACCGGTGCGTTGAGCGACGTGTCGCCCTTCGTCGGCACGAGATGGCATCCCTTGCCGGAAAAGGGGCCTTCCGAACCAACCAGCGCCTTGGCCATGGGCGTCAACAGTTCCGGGTTAATCGGCCCGTGGGGAGCTGGAACTGGTGACGGCTCCCCTACAACTTTGCGCCAGTCGGGGTATTTCCCGTCGATCAGGGCGCCGATCCATTGGAAGCCGCCCACAGTCGCGCCGGGCTGATCGACCTGGGCCAGGATCGCGTCCGCGTCGATGCCGGTTTCGGGCTCAACGCTGGCTTCGACAAT